GGATAAACTAAAGCATTTATAGTTGCTGCTGTTACTTTTGCATCGTTAGCAGTTTTAACAAAAGCTGTTGTTGCTACCTGTGTTGTGTTTGTTCCAGCATTAGCACTTACCGCACTAAAAGCCTCTGAAGCATTACCGTTAATATCTGCTTTAGTATTAACTGCTGTTCTGACTGCTGAAAACTCTGTATTAAAGTCTCCACCAGATATTACTTTATTTGCATCAGAGTCAGCCAGAGCATCTTTGCCAGACCATGCAACTGCAATAGTATAATTACTCATCGTATTTTTCCTTGTTTATGAAGAAGTGTTAAATCTTGTAACGAAGCATCAAACCCATTGGATGTAATGTCTATCTCTATTTTTAGATTTTTAGCCGAACCTGTAAGCGGTGTTTTATATTCATGCAATCCAAATACAGGTTTAAATGTAGATGAACTAGGATGGGTAGCTGCAACATGAGTATGGGTAACTGTTGTTGCCCCATATAAAGAACTAGAAGCGCCCCATAATGAAGTTGATCCTGTGGTTACTGGATTTAAAGTAATTTGGGTTGTGTTGCTTGGCGTAGGACTAAAGTCTTTATACCACTTTAAACCTAAGTTAGCACCAGAGCCACCTTCAAGAACTAAGAACAATCGTTTTAATAAAGAAGCTGCTACTGACTGTCCTAAATTAACCCAGGTTGTTGCAATACTGCTTGTGTATGGTGCATTAGTAACTGTTGTGCCGTTAGCTGCTAAATCTGCATCATAGTAGCCATCGTAAGTAGCAATGCTGCCATCTTTTTGTCCAATTAATAAACCATATAAAACGGTATAAGCCAAACTAGCTGGCTCTCTGTCTAAATTAAAAGTCCAGGTTGTAATTCGTGGGGCGTTATTAGGCGTGAAATGTTTGAAGTCAAATACATAAGTAATGTTAGAGCTTGGAAAAGACAAAATATAGATGCCTTCGTTTTCAACATACACGCTTTTAACATTAGTGTTTTGACCTATGTTTCTAATTAAAGTGTCTTTAATATTAACTGAGTAATCTTGTAAAGGCAGTTTATCTTTTTCAGTAGTACGACCTAAAGATCGCAACCCTGTACTTGATAAAAATACTAAATCTTCACCAATGTGCTGAACTGAATCTCTACTAACACAGCCAATACCTTGTATAACTTCATTAAGAGCGATGCTTCCAATAATGGCTGGACTGTCATAGATTGCAATATTGTTTTCACCAAAGATAACTAATTTACCAAAAAAAGGTTCTATAGCAACAATGTCATCTGTACCCCATACAGACTTTAAATCAATAAAGCCACCGCCAACCCAATCATCACCATCTAATAAATTTGAGTAGAATAAAACATCTTTTTGCTCTGCAACTCCGCCTACCCAAAGACGACCATAAAAACCAGTTCCGCAGCTTGGTTTAAACTCACCATTAGATACTGTAGTAGGATCAGAGAAAGTTGCAACAGCGACATTATCATTATGTGTTGCTGCACTTGAAGAACCTACACCTCTAGTTAATCCTACAAATGTTGTGGCTGTAATACTTGTATAAGAAAGAACTTCGCTTTCAATAATTATTTTTCCTTCTGGTGGAAAGCCTACTGTGCTGTCGACAATTATTGTAGTAGCACTATTAGTTATATTACTAGCGTTGTTAATAGCAGTCGTATTGTAATGTTGTGACCAACGCTCTCCAGTATCAGCAGCACCATCATATCGCTGCGGTATGGTGTTAGCATGAAGGCAATGCAATCTTCTATTAAAGTTAATAAATTGCCAATCACCTGTTGTATTGGCGACAGTTCTTTTTACATTTGCACCGCTACTTGGAAATGCAGCATCGGTATCAGTAAAATCTACTGTGTATATGGAAGTGCCATGACTAGCAAATATCTTGTTTGTACCTTGATCATTGTGTTCTATAAGTGAGCCTATTGCAGCGCCACTTGGAGCAATTTTTTGTTTAAGACCTTTTCTAAATGCAATACGCCCAGACTCTCTAATAACAACATTCTCAGCTTTAGTTAAAAATGATGTGTCTAAAGTAGCAGGATTACTTTGCGTATTAAGACCGTTAAGTCCTATTTCAGTTAAAGGTTGATATGATAATTGCTTACTCATTATTCAACATACCATTGAGTTTCGTATTGTGTGTTGCCACTATCGAGCATAATTGCTTGTTTAAGTGCTTGCATTGCTTCTTCAGCAACAATAGTAGTTTGTGTTCCGCCATCTTCACCACGCTCTGAAATTGCTCTTGCCCAAGCTCCAAGAACCACAGGTTTTTGTGGAACTTTAATAACTGTAGTTGATGCTGTTAATTCATCTTGCGCTTTTACAATATCAAACGAAATAGTTTGAGAAGCAATAGGAACTGGAGATAAGTCTATTTTTAAATTGTTTGAGCTATCTGCGCCATTAAAACCATAATATAGAGGTTCACCAGTAGGGTCTGTGGGGTACTTTCTTTTGTTAAGGAACTCACGGCTTACCTGGACTAATCCAGTACCAGTAGAGTTGTTTATAGAATCTATAACTTTTAACTCTTGACCCGAAGATAAGTTGTAGTTTTTAGTGCCACTTACAGTAGAGATATTAACAGTTTGTCTAAGGACCAACCAATCATGGAAATTTTCTACAGTTCGCTTTGAATCATTGATCATAGCGCCAACTACTTTTTGGTATTCAGATACCGTAGTGCTGTCATTAATATTTCCAGACCAATCAGTAAGAATTGTATCTTCTCTTAGTCTTATTAATACTTCGTTAATTAATTCTCTATAATTCATTTACTTCCCCTTTGCAAGTTGAGCGCCAAAATAAAATTCAATAATCATGGTTGCCCATCCAAATATTTCATCCATTTTTAATACCGAGCCTGCTTGTATAGTCACATACTCTACTATGTCAGGTGAAAATTGAATACCAAAGAAACTAAAACCTTCTGTTACTGTAGGTATTACAGTTGGAACATCAAAGATTACTGGTGCTACTTGTGTAAATATAATTAAAGCAAGTATTACTAGAATGATGACTCTTCGGTTCATAGCTGCCATTGGACTTTCTTTGTCTGCTCGATCTCTGGCTTGGTTAATAGAATCGTTGCGAGCTTGTAAGTTTTGAATCATTAGTTTTTGATTCTCTGCTGCTGCTTGACTTTTAAGAGCAAACAACTTGCCAATAAATCCTAATGCTATGGGTGCTATGTTTGTTAAAAATCCTATCACGATAAACTCAACAGAAGTAAGTAAGATTCCATTGGTGCTAAATTTGTTAAAAATCCTATCATAGTGCTACCTTAAATGCTTCAATAATTCCTACTTGTGTAATTACATACCAACCTAATGCGCCATAGATTCCATACTTAATTTGTAGTAAAGACATATTGATTTTTTGTATACATAAATTAGTGTCGTCAACCTTACTAAACAGCTTTGATATTTGTCCAGTATGTTTGTCTAATTGCAATTGCATCCTGCTCAAGTTTTCATCCATTACTATCTCTTTTTAACAGGTGGTCTACCTCTTTTCTTACCGTATGAACCTTTTCCAGTTGGCATAATGTCTCCTTAGTTTGCTAGTGGGTTATCTAAAGCTCTTTGCAGTTTGCTTCCAAGCCTATCTTCTAACTCTTTAATCTTACGATCTGTATCAGAATAAAGAGCATCTCTTCTGGCATCAAATCTTTCACCAGCCTTGTCAATTGTCTCGTCTATCTTGTCTTGTGACTCATTGACTTTTTTTTCTAATCTATCCATTAATTTTTCTTGTCTTGCCAAGTCGTCTTTAAGATCATTCTTAATAGTCCTGGTGTAATCTTTTGCTAGTTCTACAGACTCACTTACACTTACTAAAGTCTCTTGTAATACTGCTATCTTTTGCTCAATGCCAGATATGTCTGGTGGCTGATACTTAGTAACTGTTTGCTTTAAAACTCTAAACTCATTGTATAACTCAAAGCCTGCCCAAGCACCACCACCAAGCATACTAAGTAAAGGTATTATTAAAAGTAGTTTGCTCCCACCTACTTTAACTCCTCCGTACTCTACCTCTGCCATTGAAGATCAACCATTTTGTTATGAAGTATTTCATTAGCCAAACCGTTTCTTAGTCCTCTGTGGTTTTCTGGTATTGTTTTATCCAAGTATATGTCCTTATCTTTATAAAAAGTACCATCAACTAGAGAGCCTTTATAATCATTAAATCCAGCATTAAAGTTAAGTAAAGCAAGTATGTAACTCTGTAAATTCTTTTGTTCCTCTAAGCTAACCGCAGCGCCCATTTCTTTTGCTAAACTGTTAAGTCTGTTAGTAATAATTTCTTTCATCTTGTCTCTCTTAGAGTCTGTTTTTTCTTTCTTTGTAATTTTTTTAGGCTCAACTTTAGCAACCATTACTTCTTCAACTTCCTGCGACTCCTCTGTAGATTCCTCAGATTCTTCGTTTGCAAGTTCCTCAGATTCCTCCTCCTCAATAGGCTCATCTATTTCCTCTGGTTCTGACTCTTCTGTCTCTTGTTCTTCTGGTACGGAATCTTCTTCTGGCTCTGGCTCATTAAGTTCCTCCATAGGTTCTGGTTCAACTTCTGGGATAGGCTCTAAAAATGCTTCTATCTCTGCCTCTATCTCAGCAATTATTTCTTGCTGGGTAAACTCTTCCATTTCAATTTCTATTAAGTCTATTCCGTATGATTCAATAAATACTTCAAAGGCAATTTCTGGTATATCAAACTCAACATAAGTTTCGGGAGGAGGCGGTATAA